ACCGGAAGAAGCGGATATTATTATTGATGATCTGATTGATTCAGGAGCGACCAAAGATAAATACATGAAGGAATATGATAAGCCATTCGTCGGCTTATTTGACAAAGAGAAAGAAGGTATTGAAAATTGGTTAGAATTTCCATGGGAAGTTAAAGGTGAGATTGATGTAGAGCAGCACATGAGCAGAGTGATTCAGTATTTTGATAATGGCAATCGGGAAGGACTGCGAGATACACCAAAGAGATACGTTAAATTCTTAAATGAATTTCTATCACCTGATGACTTTAATTTCACGACCTTCGATGCTGAGGGCACGGATGAAATGATAGTGCAAACAGATATACCTTTTTATTCTCTATGCGAGCATCATTTAGCCCCTTTTTTCGGGGTGGCTCATGTAGCGTACATTCCGAATGGACGCATAATTGGATTATCTAAATTAGCGAGAACAGTTGAGTTATATGCTCGCCGCTTTCAAAATCAAGAAAGAATCACAACACAGATCGCCGAAAGATTAGATGCCGAATTAAATCCATTAGGCATAGGGGTTGTATTAAAAGCTCAACATCTATGTATGGCGATGAGAGGCGTTAAAAAACATGATGTATATACAACCACATCAAAGATGCTTAATGTGTTCAAAGACGAGCAAAACACTAGGCAGGAATTTCTAAGTCTTATTACGAAATAAAGTGAACACATAATATGACACTTAAAAAGAAAGCGATGATAGCCGCATTAGAAGCATCATTAGGCGTTGTAACTCCTGCCTGTCGGGCTTGTAACATGTCAAGGGAAACGCATTATAGATGGCTGAAAGAAGATGAGGAATACAAAGAGGCGGTCAAGTTATTAGATGACTTGGCTTTAGACTTTGCAGAAACTCATCTGCACAGACAGATTAAAGACGGCACACCATCGTCAACGATATTCTTTCTAAAGACACGGGGTAAGAAGCGCGGCTACATTGAGAAGCAAGAGGTTGACCATACCTTGAACACGATAACAGGAATAAAGTTAGTCGATGATTGAAGCCATCTCGGTTCTTAAACATCAGCGTGAGTTTATAGAAAGCAAGGCTTCAAGCACTGGACTGGTCGCAGGGTTTGGTTCTGGCAAATCATACGCGGGAACGCTCAAAACCATTATTAAAAAGCTGCAATACCCAAGCGTTAAGGTTGCTTATTATCTACCGACCTATGGACACATTAGGGATATAGCCTTCGAGAAGTTTCCAGAGGTGTGTGATTCGCTAGGCTTGTATCACAAGCTAAACAAGTCAGATAAAGAGCTAATAATTCAGGGCTTCGGGTCTATTATCTTTCGCAATATGAGCGAGCCGGATTATATCATTGGCTATGAGGTCGGCTATTCATTGATTGATGAGTGCGACATTCTGCCTAAAATTAAGATGCAGAAAGCGTTCCGTCAAATCATGGCTCGTAATAGAGCAAAGCTACCCAATGGCAAACAGAATCAAATAGACGTTGTTGGTACGCCAGAGGGTTACCGTTGGTTTTACGATAGATTCGTTACTAATTCCCATCCTGAATATAATCTCATCCGAGCCAGAACAATGGACAACAGGCATTTACCTGATGGCTACATTGCCAAGATGCGCGAGGATTATGATGAAAGATTACTAAAACAATACCTAAACGGCGAGTTCATTAACGTGAATGGCTCGAGTGTTTACCATCAATTTGACCGCAATGAACACGTTATTCCGAACATAGATATTGACCCGACCAAGCCACTAATCATCTCATTTGACTTTAATATTAACCCTTATAACGCTATATTTTTGATTCAAATAATAGACGGAAAGGTAACGATTATTGATAACGCTATAATTAATAGCAAGCCATTGGTCGATTCAATCGCGTACTTAAAAGACAAGTTTTCCCATCTAGGCGCGGCATTAATGAGCGCGACTATATACGGTGATGCGGCAGGTAGAGCGAGGTCGCAAGGCACAGCGCAAACTAATTATGACATCATTAGGAACGCAGGATGGAAGAAGCTGAAAATTAAAACATCTAATCCGCGCGTGATGGATAGAATTAACGTGTTCAATTCTATGTTGCGAAATGGAAATGGTGAGTGTAGGATGCAACTATGCGCGCGAAATCATCAGTTAATAGATGACTTGGAGCAGATGTCATTCAATGACAAGGGTGAAGTTGATAAGTCTAACCAAGGCTTGAGCCATTGTTCAGACTCGATAGGTTACTATTTAGAGCATGAGCATAGGTTGATTAAACAATCTGCAATAACCGCGAGGTACGCATAAATGGACGAAGGGCAAAGGCTAACCAAATTCAAGCGTCGTTATGATATGTATGGCGATAACTTCGATGGACAGGTAATATCTAAATTGGGGCGGATTTACAGGGCATTTGCTCAACTCAAGTTAGACGTCCAACTCAACACCAACAACAATCTATTCAAGCAGGTGGTTAATTCCATATCCAATGTCTATTCCTACGGCGTTGTCCGCTCGTTTGATAATGATGCTTTTAGTGAATTGTATAGCGACATGCGAATTGATAAAACGTTATCGCAAGCTAACAGATATCTAAACGCTTTTAATGATGTACTTATTCAAATCGGTTGGGATGAGAAGTTATCTAAACCCAAGCTAATGCTCCGCCTACCGCACATGACGGAAGTTGATTACTCTCAAGGTGAAGTTCAGGCGGTGAGATACTTTGTTGATATGGTGGGCAAAGATAAAAAGACAGAGCGTTGGGCATATTGGTCAGCAGATGAGCATTATTATTTAGACCGTTCTGGCGGCGATGATAAGGTGGTAGCGGTTGAAGATAACGAAGAGATGGTTAACCCATTTGGCGTTCTGCCATTCGTATATATGCACAATGGATGGCGTGATGAGTCATTCTGGGATAACCATAAGGGCGACGATTTAACAGGCGGCACGATTGATATGGCTGTTCATCTGACGTTCTTAAACCACATAATCAAGACGCAATCATTCAAGCAACTGGTCGGTAAGGGCGACAATGTTGGCGAATTATTAGGTCAAATTTTAGACCCTCTATCCGTTCTGACATTAACAGGACAGAACACCGAGATTCAAGTTTTAGATCTACAGTCAAATTATGATCAACTGCAAAGAACGATTGATTCATTGGCTAATAATCTCGCTGTTGGGTATGGCATATCGCCGAGCCAGTTTAGAATGACTGGTCAAACATCTAGCGGCTTTGCTTTGCAGATGGAAAATATCCGCCTGGATAGGTTTACGCGCGAACAACAACAGGATTTTAAAGAGTACGAACAGCAGATATTTGACCTGCTAAAGGTGGTTAATGGTTATTATGGGGCTGAATTAGTGGGTGAAATGACGATTGATTTTGCTGAACCAAACTATCCAATACCGCAAGGCGAGCAACTAACCATTGACCAGCAAGCGATTGATTTAGGATTAACCGCGCCACATAAAGTCCTAGTTAGAAATAACCCAGACTTAACCGAAGAACAAGCGCGTGTTGATATTGACGACAATATAAATGCACGAAATGAAATGCTCGATAAGGTGACGACTGGCGGCTCATTAGCAGATACAACAGCGGCGCTGTTAGATGCCAACGCTTGAAGCAATTCACAGCCAGAACGAAAAAGGGATTGATAAATTCCTCTCTCAATTTGACAGTGAAATGGAAAAGGTCTTTACGAAAGTCCAAGCAATAGCATCAACCGCATTAGCCGGACTATCTAAAAACGATGTTCTGCAATACGAGTTCGTATGGCGCGAAGCACTAAAGGAAGCAGGTTATTACAAATTAGTTAACAAGCTAATTGATGATAACTTCAATTCATTGCATAAAGGCACTGTCCAAGCATTTGAAGCAGGTGGATTAAAAGCTATATTCACCGCTGAAGATGCCGTGTCTATTCAGGCTATGAAATCCATGAGGCGTAACTTCTTCATGCGCTTGGGTGACGATGTTGGATTAGCTGTTAAGAAGTCATTGTATGGACACGTCCTAGCTGACTCCACGTTGGTTGAGATGTCGGCAAGTATTGCGACCACCTTAAAAGACAGTAATCTAGCCAAACACGCGACAACCTATGCGCGAACAGCCGCCGCAGAATTTCAACAAGAAACGATATTCATGAAGGCATCTGAGTTCGGTGATGACGGCGATGTTTGGGTGTATGTTGGCGTTTCAGATAAAAAGACTCGCGACTTCTGCCAGGATGTACTGGACAAAAATAAAGCGATGACGAAGAAAGAGGCGTTAAAAGTGCGTGGTGATAAGCATCGACAATTTAATTGCCGTCATAAATTATTCAATGTATCGCGTGACTATGCCGAAAGCAGTGGTTATGCGGTATGAGTAGCGTTGATGACAGGTCTGTAAGTTTGGTTTTGTCCAGGCTACAAAAGAAAATAAATAATCCAAAGCGATTTCTAAACAGACAAGGCAA